CGGTCGCTGAAGCACAGGATCCAGTCGTGCGTGTTGGCGATGAAGAGCTGGTCGATCCAGTCGTCTTCCTTGGTCTGCGTGGCCTGCTTGCCGCGCCCGCCGCGGCGCTGCGCGCGGTACTCGGCCAGCGGCTGGCTCTTCACGTAGCCGGAGTGCGAAAGCGTCACCACCATGTCGGCGGGCGTGATCAGATCCTCGGTGCCGAGCTCCTGCGCGTTGCGCTCGATGACGCTGCGGCGCGCGCCGACCTTGGTCTGGCCGAACTCCTGGCGCAGCGCGGAAAGCTCGGCGGCGATGATCGCGGTGACGCGCGCGGGCGTGGAAAGGATGTCGAGCAGGTCGGCAATCTGCGCCATCACCTCGCGGTATTCGGCGACGATCTTGTCCTGCTCGAGGCCGGTGAGCCGCTGCAGGCGCATCTGCAGGATCTCCTGCGCCTGCTCTTCGGAGAGCCGGTAGTGTCCGTCGGACTGCAGGCCGTAGCCCGCGGGCAGTCCCTCCGGGCGGTAGGCCGCGCGGCCACCGGGCGTCTGCCCTTCGGCGCGTGCGAGCATCTCGCGCACCAGCGTGCTGTCCCAGCTCCTGCCCATCAGCGCGGCCTTGGCCAGCGGCGGCGTCGGGCTCGCCTTGATGGTCTCGATGAACTCGTCGATGTTGGCCAGCGCCACCGCCAGGCCTTCGAGCACGTGGCCGCGCTCGCGCGCCTTGCGCAGCTCGAACACCGTGCGCCGCGTCACCACCTCGCGCCGGTGCTCGAGGAAGATCTCGAGCAGCTGCTGCAGGTTGCACAGCCGAGGCTGGCCATCGACCAGCGCCACCATGTTGATGCCGAAGCTGTCCTGCAGCTGCGTCTGCTTGTAGAGGTTGTTCAGCACCACCTCGGGCACTTCGCCGCGCTTCAACTCGATCACCACGCGCATGCCGGACTTGTCGCTCTCGTCCTGGATGTGGCTGATGCCCTCGAGCTTCTTCTCGTGCACGAGTTCGGCGATGCGCTCCTGCAGCGTCTTCTTGTTGACCTGGTAGGGGATCTCGTCGACGATGATCGCCTGCCGCTCGCCCTTGCCGATGTCCTCGACGTGGCACCTCGCGCGCATCACCACCTTGCCGCGCCCCGTGCGGTAGCCTTCACGCACGCCGTTGAGGCCGTAGATGATGCCGGCGGTGGGGAAGTCCGGCGCCGGCACGATCTCCATCAGTTCGTCGATCGTGGCCTCGGGATTCTTCAGCAGGTGCAGGCAGGCATCGACGATCTCGCAGAGGTTGTGCGGCGGGATGTTGGTGGCCATGCCCACCGCGATGCCGGCGCTGCCGTTGACGAGGAGGTTGGGCAGCCGCGCCGGCAGCACCGTCGGCTCCTTCTCGCTGCCGTCGTAGTTGGGTGCGTAGTCGACGGTGTCCTTGTCGATGTCGGCCAGCATCTCGTGCGCGATCTTGGCCAGGCGGATCTCGGTGTAGCGCATGGCCGCGGCGCTGTCGCCGTCGACGCTGCCGAAGTTGCCCTGGCCGTCGACCAGCATGTGGCGCAGGCTGAAGTCCTGCGCCATGCGCACGATGGTGTCGTAGACCGCCAAGTCGCCGTGCGGGTGGTACTTGCCGATGACGTCGCCGACGATGCGTGCGCTCTTCTTGTACGGCCGGTTCCAGTCGTTGCTCAATTCGTGCATCGCGAACAGCACGCGGCGATGGACGGGCTTGAGGCCGTCGCGCGCGTCCGGGAGCGCGCGCCCGACGATCACGCTCATCGCGTAATCGAGGTAGGACCGGCGCATCTCCTCCTCGAGGCTGACGGCGAAGGTTTCCTTGGCGAACTGGGTCATGAAACGGCGCGCGGCGCGAGATCGCCGCCGTGCTCGGCCAGGGGCAGCCGGTCGTCTGGGCGAAAGTGTCGGATTCTAAGCGGCCTGCCCTGTCGCGCGCGCGCAACAAGCGCTGCGACCCCGAACCCGAGCGCCGTCAAAATCCGGTCTGCGCAAGGCCCTATGGCACAATGCCTTTCGAGTGATGAGTGCTCGTGCACATCCTTGCATTCGCGTGCTTATCCATCCCCATTTCCATTGTTCTTGACGTTACGCAGGCCTAGCTGCGGCCTTCATCGAGAGGAGAAACATGAAGAACCTGACCAAGGTGGCGGCACTGATCGCCGCCGCCGCACTTGCCGCCCCCATGGCCGCGTTCGCGCAGGCGAAGTCGGTCGACAACTGGCGCAACGCCGACGGATCGCTGGTGTGGAAGAACGGCACCAACGAACTGTGCTGGCGTGATGCCACGTGGACTCCGGCAACCGCGGACGAGAACTGCGACGGCGCCGTCAAGCCCGCTGCCCCCGCTCCGGCTCCTGCCCCGGCACCCGCACCGGCGCCTGCCCCCGCTCCGGCTCCGGCTCCGGCCGCTGCACCGGCCCCGGCTCCGGCTCCGGCTCCGGCCCGGCCGGCCGCTCCCGCGGCTCCGGTCAGCGAGAAGGTCACCTTCGCCGCCGACGCCTTCTTCGACTTCGACAAGTCGGTCCTCAAGCCCGAGGCCAGGGCCAAGCTCGATGACCTCGTCGGCAAGACCAAGGGGATCAACCTCGAGGTGATCATCGCCGTCGGTCATACCGACAGCGTCGGCACGGACGCCTACAACCAGGCGCTGTCGGTGCGCCGCGCCGATGCCGTCAAGGCCTATCTGGTCGGCAAGGGCGTCGAGAAGAACCGCGTCTACACCGAAGGCAAGGGCGAGAAGCAGCCCGTCGCCGACAACCGCACCTCCGAAGGCCGCGCGAAGAATCGCCGCGTCGAGATCGAGGTCGTGGGGACGCGGAACAAGTAATCCCGCGACACCTGCGGTCGCTGCTTTCGCCCCGCCTTCGCGGCGGGGCGTCGCGATCTGACCCGCCCCGGCGGGCCCCGGAAACCCCGCCATCTGGCGGGGTTTCGGTTTTCTTCGGGGGCGATTCATGCGCTCGCGACCAGGCAATCTCCGATGAACAACGTCGACGCACACGAACTCGAGAAATTCGGCGGCATCGCCCATCGCTGGTGGGACAAGGAGAGCGAGTTCCGGCCGCTGCACGAGATCAACCCGCTGCGGCTGGCCTGGGTCGATGGGCTTGCCGCGATCCGCGGCAAACGCGTGCTCGATGTCGGCTGCGGCGGCGGCATCCTTGCCGAAGCCATGGCGGAACATGGCGCCAACGTCGTCGGCATCGACCTGGGCGCAAAGGCGCTTGGCGTTGCCCGCCTGCACGCCCTCGAATCGGGAATCGAGAACCTCGACTACATCGAGTCCAGTGCCGAAGCACTGGCGCTGGAACAGGCCGACTCCTTCGACGTCGTCACCTGCATGGAAATGCTCGAGCACGTTCCCGATCCGGCGTCGACCGTTCGCGCCTGCGCGACGCTGGCGCGCCCGGGCGGCTGGGTGTTCTTCTCGACGATCAACCGCAATCCCAAGTCCTTCCTGCTCGCCATCGTCGGCGCCGAGTACCTCCTCGACCTGCTGCCCCGGGGGACGCACGAGTACGCCCGCTTCCTGCGCCCGAGCGAACTCGCGCATCACGCGCGCAAGGCCGGCCTCGCGCTCGTCGCCAGCCAGGGCATGAGCTACAACCCCATCACGCAGCGCTACCGGTTCACCCCGGACACCAGCGTCAACTACCTCCTGGCCTGCCGCAAGCCCGAGCCCTGATGCGCCCCCGCGCGATCCTCTTCGATCTCGACGGCACGCTCGTCGACAGCGCGCCTGACCTTGCCGGTGCCGCCAACCAGCTGCGGCAGCAGCACGGCCTCGAAGCACTGCCCCTGGAAACCTATCGACCGCGTGCCGGCTCGGGCGCGCGCGGCATGCTCGCTGCGGGCTTCGGCCTGAGCGCGGACGCGCCCGTCTATGAGGTGATGCGCCAGGCGTTCCTCGCGCTCTACGAACAGCGGCTGCTGCAGTCGACGACCGTGTTCGAGGCCATCCCTTCGCTGCTCGCCCGGCTCGAGGAACTCGACTGCGCGTGGGGGGTGGTGACGAACAAGGCGCTCTACCTCGCCGAGCCGATGCTGATCGGCCTGGACTTGCGACACCGGCTCTCGGTACTCGTCTGCGGCGACAGCACCCCCCACCTCAAGCCCCACCCCGCACCCTTGCTCGAAGCCGCGCGCCGGCTCGGGCATGCCGCCGACCAGTGCATTTATGTCGGCGACGACGAACGCGACATGCGTGCCGGCCGAAGCGCAGGCATGAAGACGCTGGCCGCCGCCTGGGGCTATCTCGGCCCCGACTCGAAGATCGAAGACTGGGGCGCCGACGCCGTCCTGCAGTCTCCGGGAGATCTCTTGAACTGGCTGGATTTGCCCTAAGATCGCAGTCATGGGACCGATCTGGCTTCGACGTGGGTGCGGAGCCGGCGCGGGGCATGCCGAGCACCAGTAAGCTCGTAAATCCACTGGAAACTAGTAACTGCGAACGACGAACGTTTCGCCCTCGCCGCTTAACACCGGTGAGCCTCGCAACAGTTCTCCGATGGGCTGGGTCTGAGGTTGCAAGACCAAGGGCTGCGAGGTCATTCACATCGGATCGGCCTTTGCCGCGTCATTCGGCACGGGCTCAAATTCAAGTGACTCGGGGCCCGAATAGCGTGCTGCTGCGCGACTCGGACCCTCAGACTCAAATCAGTCAGCTAAGCATGTAGAACCGTCCGGTGATGGCTTGCGGACGGGGGTTCGATTCCCCCCGGTTCCACCATAATGTGAAATCCCAACCCTTATCCGGTTGGGATTTTTTTTGCCCGTTCCCCCAGTGTTGGCGCGGTTTCGGGCCTTGGCCTCTTGAACACGCCCCTCCCGAAGTCGCCATTCCGGGCGCGCTTTTCCCCGTGTTTCTCTCTCTGTTCTCTGTTGCCCTCTTGAGCATTCAAGGCCAGAAGTCGTGTATTGGCGCGGGTTTGCGGGCCATCGGTTTGCATCTTCGCCTGCTCGGGAGCCCGCGACCGAGACAGCGAACGGCACAAAAAAAACCGCCTTGCGGCGGTGGGTCGGTGCGGCACGGATGCATCAGCGCAGGCGCGCCACCAGCGCCTCACGTTGCGCCAGCCAGGACGCGGGCAGCTTGCCGCGCAGCAGCTGGCTGATGCCCACATCGAGGTGCCCCAGGGCGATGGCTTCGATCAGATCAGGGGCAAGTTGCGCTAGTCGACTCATCTTGCTGGCTTGGCCAAGGTCGATGCCTTCGGCCGCCGCGATCTCGGTCATCGAACTGAACCGTCCTTCGTCCAGAAGGCGCTGCCAGTGGTGCGCGAGGCCGAGCGCCCGCATCAAGGGGGTGTCCTGCGCCATCTGGCGCACCTGCCGCTCGCGGCGGGCCTCGTCCAGGAATTCCTGCGGCGCGTCCAACGGCGTGATGACCTGCTTCTTCAGACCCCGGCGCACCAGCGTCCAGGGCAGGAAGGTCTCCATCTGCACGCCGCCTGCGGGCAACGGCGTCTGGTACGTCACCGGATCGCCCTTGGCCCGGCCGCGATGCCTGAGACTCATGCGTTCTCCTCGAAGCTGGCCATCAGTTCGCGCTGGGCCTGCCAGTCGACCATCAAGCGGTTCCGCTGGAACCACATCAGCGTCAGGCGGCGCGGCTGCCTGCCCGCCATGAACTGCTCGATGATGTCGGGGGCCAGCAGGGTCAGGCGCAGCAGTTCGTTGACCACCGAGTGATGCAGCTTCTCGGCCCGTGCGATGGCGGCACCGCTTTGCATCGCGCCGGTGTCCAGCAGGTGTTGCCAGTAGAAGGCGCGTGCCAGTCCGTCGATCAGCGTCACGTCGTGGACGCTGCGCTCGTCGGTGGCCACGCGCTGGACGCCCCGGCGGCGAAACGCCAGGGGCACAAAGGTTTCCATCGACTCGTCCATCAGGCTTAGACCTCCAGCAGTTCGGCACCGATGCTGTCGGGCGCGAACTCCGCGATCAGCGCGTTCCAACCCACCTCACGCCACTTCACCTTGATTCCCTGCACCTCGCCTGCGTGGACGAGGTCGATGCGCTCGATCATCAGATTGGCGATGCGGTGGCGCTCGACCGGGAACAGTTGATCCCACACGTTGTTGAGCCGTCCCATCGCCATCACGGTGGTGGCCTCGTCGATCTGAGCCCCGTTGCGTTGGATGTGCCGCACCACCGACGCCACGGTCTCCGGGCTGGTCAGCACCGTTCGAATCTGGGCCACCACCGCCCCCTCGATCTCCGGTGCGGGCAGGCGCTCGTAGCCCTTGCCCGGCGCGCCGAACCGCGCTTCCGACTTGGACACGTAGAAGTGGTACTTGCGCCCGTTCTTTCGCGAGTAGGTCGGGTACATCCGCTCGCCCGAGGGCGCGTACAGCAGGCCGCGCAGCAAGGCGTCGGTGCGCGACCTGATCTTGGTTTCCACCGACCGGGTGTGACCGTCGCGGGCCAGCACCTCGTGAACCCGCCCCCACAGCCCGGGATCGATGATGGCTTGATGCACGCCGGGGTACCAACTGCCCTTGTGCGACAACTCCCCGAGGTAGATGCGGTTGCGCAGCAGCTTGTACAGGTACTTCTTGTCGATGCGCGTGCCCGGCCGCGTCTGGCCGTCCTGCGTCGTCCACGCCTTGGTCGTGATGCCATCCAGCGTCAGGTTGGCGGCAATCTGGGTCGGCGAGCCGATGGTGAGCATCTCCTCGAAGATGCGCCGCACCACCGCAGCCTCGGTTTCGTTGATGACCAGCAGGCGGTTCTCGACGTCGTAGCCCAGCGGCGGGACACCGCCCATCCACATCCCTTTGCGCTTGCTGGCAGCGATCTTGTCGCGGATGCGCTCGCCGGTGACCTCGCGCTCGAACTGCGCGAAGGACAGCAGCACGTTGAGCATCAGCCGCCCCATCGACGTGGTGGTGTTGAACTGCTGCGTGACCGACACAAACGACACGCCGTGGCGCTCAAACACCTCGACCATTTTGGAGAAGTCGGCGAGGCTGCGCGTCAGGCGGTCGATCTTGTAGACCACCACGATGTCGATCTGGCCGCGTTCGATGTCCGCCATCAGGCGTTTCAGCCCGGGCCGATCCGTGTTGCCGCCGGAGAACCCGGGGTCGTCGTAGTCGTCGGCCACCGGAATCCAGCCCTCGGCGCGTTGGCTGGCGACGTAGGCGTGGCCAGCCTCCTTCTGCGCGTCGATGGAGTTGAACTCCTGGTCGAGCCGCTCATCCGAGGACACCCGGCAGTAGACGGCGCAACGTTTGCGCGCCTTGGGCGAGGCAAGCTGTGCGGCGTCGCTCATTGCGCACCTGCCTTGCCGGTCAGGCCGAAGAACAGCGGGCCCGACCAGTGCGTGCCGGTGATCTGCCGGGCCACGGCCGTCAGGCTCTTGAAGGTGCTGCCCTCGTACTCGAACAGGCCGTCGGCGGTGACCGCCACTTTGTGCTCGCGGTCGCCCCATTCGCGCAGCAGCACGGTGCCGGGCGCGAAGTTGATGTCGCGCGGACGGGCCCGCAGCTTGATCTTGGAATGCTTGGCACCGATGGCCTCCAGGCGCTGGCGCGTGTTGTTCGCCAGACCGCCGAAGGCCTCCTCCTGCATCTTGTAGGCGATGCGCGACTCGACGAAGGCGCGGTTGGGGTTGATGGGGCGGCTGCTGAAGTACCGATCCCACACCGGCCACAACTCGGCGATGGGCAGACTGGACAGCGCCGCGATCTGCGCGGCGACGGATGCTTGTTTTTCGTTCATCACAACTTCTCCTGTGGATAGGGGGTTGTATGAACGCGCTGGTCGGGCAGGAAGCCAAGGCCAACTTCTCTCTGTTTTGGCTCGTCCGCGACGAGCGTGCGGACGATGGCGGCCGCAACGATGGCGGTGATTTCGCCAGCACGGGCGCTGGCGCTCATCTCCGAGGGAGATGCGAGTTCGAGGTTCTTCATGACGGCTCCGGGGAATAGCAACCGTCAGGGATAGTGAGCCTGATCTTCCGAAACGGATGGCAACGTAGAGCAATGCCATTGCGCTCTCCAATTCGCAAGTCTTTCTTGCATCCGTGTGTTCGCAAGAGTAGAATGACGTTTTCGGAGGTGCCAACCCATGCTCGACAAGATCTCGCACAAGCTGATCGGCTTCCGCGTGAAGGCGGCGCGCGAGGCCAAGGGCTGGACGCAGGATCAGCTCACTGAAGGTCTCGGCCTGAACGACCGCCAGTCGGTTTCCGACATCGAAAACGGCAAGCGCACGCTGCGGGCGGAGGAAATGCTCGCCCTGACCGATCTGCTGGATCGGGACATCGAGTTCTTCATCGACCCCTTCGCCGTTGCGGGCGAGGCGCAATTCAACTGGCGTGCCGACCCCGGCGTGTCGGAGGACAGCCTGGACGGCTTCGAGCTGAAGGCTGGCCAATGGATCGGGCTGCTGCGCTGGTTGCGCGAACAGCGCGACAGCCGGGCCAGCGTGCTCAAGCGCGCCCTGCGCCTGTCCACCCAGTCGTCCTACGAGGATGCGCAGGAGCGCGCGGAAAGCCTGGCCGCAGAGCTCGACCTGGGCGTCATTCCTGCCGAGACCCTGATCGACAAGGTCGAGCGCGAACTGGACATTCCGGTGCTGTTCGTCGACACGATCGAGACCGCAGACGGCAAGTCGATCTCCGGTGCGACCTGCCATCTGGAGGAGATGGGGGTCATCCTCATCAACCGCAACGAAAGCGAGGCTCGGCGCTTCTTCGACCTCGCCCACGAACTCTTCCACGCGCTGACGTGGGATGCGATGAAGCCCGAGCATCGGGAGTCGAACTCCTTCGAGGAGCGCACCAAGGGCAAACGCGTCGAGCAGCTAGCCAACAGCTTCGCGGCTGCGCTGCTGATGCCGCGTGCCTCGCTCGACAAGCTCATCGACAAGGAACGCGTCGACGACATCGCGCATCTATGCGAGGTCGCGGCCTTGCTGCGGGTCGCGCCCGTGGCGCTGGCATGGCGGCTGTTCAACCTCAAGCTCATCGGTGACGACACTCGGCAAAGCCTCTCTCAAGAGAAGCAGCGGCCCTCCGTGTCCGGGCCACCCAAGCGTTTCTCTGCGTCCTTCGTGAAGATGCTGCACGAGGCGCTGGAGAACGGACGGCTGTCGGCGCGCAAGGCCGCCAAAGCCATCGGCATTGGCCTTGGTGGGCTGACCGAGCTGTTCGGCCAGTACGACCTGCCCGCTCCGTTCGAGCTTTGAGGTGAATACCGTATGCCTCAAGTGCGCGTATTCGCTGACACGAACGTCATCCTCGAAGCATTTCGCTCACGGTGCTGGACAGCCATCACCACGCACTTCGCCGTCGAAACGGTCGACAAATGCGTCGAGGAAACGCTGACCGGCGACCCCACCGATCCTCGCCATGTGGCGGTAGCGCCCGCTGAACTGCACGCGGGCCTCACCGCCCGGCATCCCGTCACCCGCAAGGAACTGGCCGCGCTGGTCACCAGCCAGCCCGGCTGCATGACGCTGGACGACGGCGAAAAGCACCTGTTCGCGTGGTTGCATGCCAGCAAGCTCCTGCCCAGCAACGTCATCGTCGTGACCACTGCCGACAAGGCGGCCCTGGTCGCATCGAATGGACTGGGCTGGCTCAACAGCATGACCTCGCTGGAAGGCCTCGCCCGCAAAGCGGGCGTCGGTCGCGTCAATCTCGACGCCTTGGCCTTGCAGTACCGCGAGGACTGGCTGTCCAGCATCAAGACCAAGATCATGTTGGGAATCATCCCGTGAATGTCGAACCGCGCTGACGGTGCCGACGCAAGGGAGGCCACTCAGCATCAATCCAAGGAGCATCGAGTGGCCCAGAAGTCTCACAAGAACAACAAGCACATCGCCGAACTGATCGAATCGGCAACCGTCACCGCGCTCCAGCTGCTGGCGCAGGTCGACAAGTTCGCCATGCTCGGTGGCATCGATGCGTCTCTGCCTGACGATCAGGCGCGCGCGGCGCTGCGCGAGCACATCCTCAAGATCAAACGCGAGGACATCACCATTGCCGATCAGGAGGCCGTGCGACTCCTCCAGCTCGTCCGCTTCCGTACCGAGGAGATGCTGGAGCACGCGTATCGGGAACTGGAGTTTGAGCAGCACGCGGAGATCTCCACCTTCGACAAGTCGGCGGATGCGATGACCCGGCTGATCTGGTTGCACGTCAAGGCGTCGCGCGTTTTCGACCAGATCGAGACCATTTACCTGACTCACCATTTCCACGGGCACAAGAAGTTCCTGGGGTTCACGGTGCGCGACGGCGACGGGCGCGATTTCCAGTGGACGCCGGAAGTCGAGAAGAAGCTGCACGAAGGCGTGGGCGAAATCCTCGAGCTGGACGACGAGGCCAAGCAGAACTGCGAGCTGATTCACTTCGAGATGGACGAAGGCGATGCGGACGCCAAGCGACGCATGCACTATCTGGTCGTCTATCACCCCGGGAAGATGAAGCTGCTGCGGCAGATGAAGGATCGTCGCCGCGATCTCCTGGTCTTCACACCCGCACTGGAAGCGACGCTGGTGTACGACCCGGCAGCGAACAAGGTGCATGTGCTCTCGGACAAGCGCGGCACGGCGCAGCGCCTCGCGGATCGCTTCGTCGCCGTCGGCTTCGACAAACCGCTCTCGAAGCAGCCCGTCGGGGCCATCAGCTACGAGCTGGGCATGTTCAAGAGCTCGGTCAACCTGCGCACCGCAACCGCCAAGGGTGCGGTGATCCTGGACGCATGGATTTCGTCGATCACCGTGACCCTCGGGCATACACGGCACAGCGTCACTTTTGCGATGGCGAACAGCGACAGCGTCTGGAGCGTGTCCGACAAGCATTTCGGCGACCACAACCCCTTGTCCAGCTGCCGTTCCGTGATCGAGGTGAAGCTCTCGTTCTCGATCCGTTTCGACGGCGAGCAGGATTCGCGCGCGCTGGACATCACGGTCGATCACCGGGGCTCGTGCAATCTGCTGAATCTGCCTGATCCACGCCTGCGCCAATGCGGTGAAGACATCCTGACCTCGCTGGGCGTGATGAAGCGCGTCGAACCGGCGAAGGTTGGTGCCGACCTTGCCCTGTTCCGAGCCGAGATGAAGTTGCTTGATCTCGCAGGCCATGAGGCGGATGGACATCTGCTGGCAACGCTTGGCCTGACTGCTGCCGATCTGGTGAGCAAGGGTCTGCTCAAGCAGAAGGCTCCGGGCGACTACATCACCGTCCCCATCGAGGATGACGACGGCCAACAGGGGTTCCGCCGACTGAAGGTCAGCTTCAACAGCACCAGCACTTCGGCGGTGGATGACGTCACCGGCGAACGCTACGACCTCGCTGAGGGTGACCTCTGCCGATACGACATCAGCAAGGGCTACCTGCGCGAACGGCTCGACGAACTGCTTCGACCTCAACTGGTCGACATGCCCTTGACCGTGGATGAAGAGGAACCCTACGTGCTCGGAAACTACCGGCTGGGCGATCAGCGCATTCCCGTCGCGCTGGTTTCTCGGCTGTGGGAACCCAAGCACGCCGACAAGCTGGACACGAAGCTGCGGCAGTCGAATCTCGGCCTCACCATCGTGCTGTCCACGACGGCGGGCCAGCCGCGCCGCTACCTTGGGCCCGGCATCGTCGTGTCACTGGATGCGCTCGCCAAGGACGCCAATGGGAAGGTGTCGATTGATCTCGCGCCGGTCGAAGCGGAGATTCGTCGTCGGCAGTCCGAGGCCGCCGTGATCGACACGCCGCGTTTGATCAAGGACGACGCGCGTAGCGGAACGCTGCACGGGCCGTGGCCCGATCCGTGGACGCTCACCAAGAAGGAATGGCTCGATGTGGTCGAGGTCTTCGTCAACGGCTGGGCCACTGGGCGTCGCAAGTGGACGAAGACCCAAATCGAAACAGCGGCTGCCGTTTCGTTCCGCACGATGGCCGAGTTCTTCCGTGGCGCACCGGAATGGCAGACCTATTTCCGTGGCGCGGATGGCAACGCCAAGCCCCGCCTGTGGGAACTGAACATCGGTACGCCCGACCATCTGAGTTCGGCGCAAGCGACGGGCGACCAGCCAGCGGAATCCGAAACTGCCTGAGGGACAGGCGCTTGTAATTTCTGCGTGATTACTGCGGGAAGGCTGCGAAATATCGCAGGCCCTGCGGCAAGAAAGTAGGAGCACCCCAACGAAAGGAGTGCTCCCCGTGCAAAACCAAGTCCCTTCCATTCAATCCGGCCGGTCTCCCCACCGGCCCAATCCGGGCGGTGCCCAGCGCATCGCCCTCGACGAAAACGAACTGGCCATCCGCTGGGGGCTTTCCGTCAAGACCCTGCGCCGCTGGCGGCAGGAACAGCTCGGCCCGGTCTTCTGCAAGCTCGGTGCCCGCGTCACCTACCTGATCTCCGAGATCGAAGCCTTCGAGCGTCGCGTTTCGCGGCACTCGACCTTCACTCGCGTGTACCAGTGAGGAGGACGGCCATGAGCGATCTGACCATCTTCCCCGCCGACCTCGCGGCCATGAGCATCGCCCAGCTGGCGGCGCTGCCGGTCACCGACTTCGTCGATGCCGAGCGCAATGTCGACGAGGCCTCCGCCTACCTCAAGCAGCTGCGCACCAAGCTGGACGCCGCCAAGTTGCAGCGTTTCGGTGAGCAGGCGCGCGCCGCGCTGCGCGACTCCGGCCGCGATTTCGGCACGGCCCACGTCAACGACGGCGCGCTGCACGTCAAGTACGAGCTCCCCAAGAAGGTGACCTGGAGCCAGACCATCCTCAAGGAGATGTCCGAGCGCATCGTCGCCTCGGGCGACAAGGTGGAGGACTACATCGACATCAAGTTGTCGGTGTCCGAGTCCCGCTACACCAACTGGCCCACGGAGCTGCAGGAGCAGTTCGCCGCCGCCCGCACGGTCGAAGAAGGCAAGCCGACCATCACCCTGACGCTCGATGGGGGTGTGGCATGAGCCTTCCCATCATCTCCGCGAAGCAGCGCATGGCCGAGCGCAAGGGCGTCAAGCTGCTGATGCTCGGCAAATCCGGCATCGGCAAGACCACCCGGCTCAAAGACCTCGATCCGGCCACCACGCTCTTCCTCGACATCGAGGCCGGTGACTTGGCGGTGGCCGACTGGCCGGGCGACACCATCCGACCGGCGTCCTGGCCGGAGAGCCGCGACTTCTTCGTGTTCCTCGCGGGCCCGGACAAGTCGCTGCCACCGGAGTCTGCCTTCTCGCAGGCGCACTACGACCACGTCATCGAGAAGTTCGGCGACGCGACGCAGCTCGACCGCTACCAGACCTTCTTCCTCGACTCGATCACGCAGTTGTCGCGCCAATGCTTCGCGTGGTGCAAGACGCAGCCCGGTGCAACTAGCGACCGCTCCGGCAAGCCTGACCTGCGCGGTGCCTACGGCCTGCTGGGCCAGGAAATGGTGAGTGCCTTGACCCACCTGCAGCACGCACGCGGCAAGAACGTGGTGTTCGTGGCCATCCTCGACGAACGCCTCGATGACTACAACCGCAAGGTGTTCGTGCCGCAGATCGAAGGCAGCAAGACCAGCCTGGAGCTGCCCGGCATCGTCGACGAGGTCGTGACGCTGGCAGAGATCAAGGCCGAGGACGGCAGCGCCTACCGCGCCTTCGTCACCCACACCGTCAATCCCTACGGCTTCCCGGCCAAAGACCGCAGCGGTCGTCTCGACCTGCTGGAGCCGCCGCATCTCGGCGCGCTGATCGCCAAGTGCGCGGGCGCATCCGCTACGCCCGTCAGCGCCGCCACCCCCACACACATCGAATCTCAGGAGTAATCGCAATGACCGCATGGAATGACTTCAACGACGCCGACGCCCAGCAATCCGGCTTCGATCTGATCCCCAAGGGCACCACTGTCCCGGTGCGCATGACCATCAAGCCCGGTGGCTACGACGATCCCGAGCAAGGCTGGGGCGGCGGCTACGCCACCGAGTCCTTCGAGACCGGTTCCATCTATCTCGCCGCCGAATTCGTGGTCACCGCTGGCGACCATGCCAAACGCAAGATGTGGTCGAACATCGGCCTGCTCTCCAAGAAGGGCCCGACCTGGGGTCAGATGGGGCGCAGCTTCATCCGCGCCGCGCTCAACAGCGCCCGCAACGTCCACCCGGAGGACAACGGTCCGCAGGCTGCCGCCGCGCGCCGCATCCAGGGCTTCCACGAACTGGATGGCCTGGAATTTCTGGCCCGCGTCGACATCGAGAAGGACGGCAAGGGCCAAGACCGCAACGTAGTGAAGGTGGCGGTCGAACCGGATCACCCCGACTACGCCAAGTTGATGGGCGTGCCGCCCAAGGCTTCGGGCGGCGGCACGTCCGGCGCTCCGGTGCAGGCCGCGCCCGCGTATCAGACACCGGTTCCGCAACGCGCACCGGTGACGGGCAAGCCGTCTTGGGCTCAGTGAGGGGGCGATGAAATGCTGGGTCTGCAAACGACAGGCCCGGGGCTACGGCCACACCGACAACCGCCACGGTGTGGGCGATCCCCGGCGCTATCCCATCGACTGGGTGTTCTGTTCCCGTCGCTGCCAGGACGCGTTCCACGCGCTGTACGGCAACTGGCAGCGCGCCAAGGAAGGTCGCACCGATATCAAGGGGGTCCCCATGATCGATCCGTCTGATGTCGAACTGGCCGCGATGAAGAAGTGCCTCAAGGCCTTCGGCGAATCAGCGGGCGAGATCGGTTTCGCCAAGCCGCTGGGTGACTACTCCGAAGCCGAGGCGCTGCAGGTGATCGACGCCATCGTCACCTGCTGGTCGGACGCGATGGTCGCGCACCACGAGGCCACCAAGTACCCGCCGGTGCGGGGCATGACGCCCGCACCCGATCCGTTGGCACCCGACGCCGCCAATGCGTTCGCGGATCTGGAGGACGACCTGCCTTGGGAAGAACCGAAGGGGAAGAAGCCATGATCGACTTCAACTCCTCATCGAGCATCTCGGGCCAGGTCACCGCCCTGGTGGACGCCGGGATACAGCAGGCCCGCGCCCGCCAGTCTGAGCGCCAGTACCTTGGTGCCTCGCGTCTGGGCGTGGCCTGCGAGCGCGCGCTGCAGTTCGAGTACGCCAAGGCTCCCATCGACCACGGGCGCGACACCCCGGGGCGGATGTTGCGCATCTTCGAACGTGGCCATGTCATGGAGGACTGCATGGTGGCGTGGCTGCGGGACGCGGGTTTCGACCTGCGCACCCGCAAGTCAGACGGTGAGCAGTTCGGTTTCTCGGTGGCCGACGGTCGCCTGCAAGGCCACGTCGACGGCGTCATCGTCGCGGGCCCCGAGGGCTTCGCCTATCCCGCGCTCTGGGAATGCAAATGTCTGGGCAACAAGTCCTGGAGCGATCTGGAAAAAAAGGGGCTGGTCATCTCCAAGCCCATCTACGCCGCGCAAGTGGCGATCTACCAAGCCTATCTCGAACTGCACGAGCACCCGGCGATCTTCACGGCCCTCAACGCCGACACGATGGAGATCTACACCGAGCTCGTGCCCTTTGACGCGGCGCTGGCCCAGCGCATGTC